ATTTGCAGCCATTTGTGGGTTTGCACCGCCCGCCATATTACTTTCCTCTTCTACCGCCGCTCTGCATCTCTAATGCAACAGGCTGTCTTGCTGGTGTACGACTTCCCATTTCACCCGTCACAGGATCAATAAAAAAACTATTATAATAATCTGCTTGCGCTGGGCGTCTGGCCTCTAACTCGCTCACTGCTTGCTCAAAGATTGGCGCTGAAGAATAACCCATAGCCCCACCTTCAAATTGAGTAGGCGCAGGAAGATACTGCTGCCCGCTAGATGAGGGCATACCAAAAGCGCCAGCCATAACATCAGTGCCTTGAAAAGAAGCTTGCTCTAATGGCGACATAGCCGCAACATCAGGCCCATAAAAAGGCGTATAAGGCATTGCCGACAAGTCGCGGCCCATTCCTATACCTTGCTGATAACCAGTTTCTAAAAACTTAGGAACTGTTGCTTCTGTTGTAGATGATCCACCACCACCAGACATTTTTAAAACTCCTTAATAAAGTTTGCGTGTAGCATTTTCCAATTTAACGGAGCCAACGGTTTTTTCCACCCTAAACGACCCGCCATGATCGCAGCTTCGCAATCTTGTTCTTTTGCCCATGCCTTAACATCATTGTCCATGTCTAAAATCTGATCCAATTCGCCACCAGCTAAGAATATGTTTAAAACTCGCTTCTTAGGATATACCACAATTTCAGTAACAATACACCCCTTGGGCGCGGGCCATAGCTGCATACGGCCATCTGCAATGCCACTAGCTATATCTTCCCATTCATGTGTGCCACCACAATACTCTAGGGCGTCCTCTATCCAAGGTTTGCAACGCTCTAATTGGTTTACATAAATGTCTTTCATCCGTGCAGCCTCGTAATTGCTAAGGTGGAGGCGGGGATGGCTGGCACTGGCGAAGACGCTGCGGTGTAGTTTAAGAACCCTGATGTGCTGTCGATCATGTAATTCACTTCAAAGTAATCGCCAGCCGCAACAGTGAATATTTGTGTGCGCGATGTGACAACCGTGGCGTTATTTTGGTGAAGGGCCGTTGTCATTGCGCTGTCGGCTATGTTTGTCCCGTTCACGCTTGGCCAAAAGTAGAAGTGAACCGTGCTGGCTGACGTTGATGATATTTGCGCGGAGAACGCTATGACATATTGGCCCGCTTCCTCAAACACGATGCGCGACGCTGGCGTTCCTTGCGTGATGCCGTCATTCCCAGCAAGCGCGTCATATGTCAGCTTGTACGCCGTGTTGGCAGCAGCAGGGGTGACGTCTGCCGTGAGAATAAAGTCAGCATGACCATCTTCCAGCACAATCTGCCGAAACTCGCCATTTTTAGACACGACAGGGTAACCGTTTACGTTATCCCATAAAATAACGCCGTTCTCAGACGGATTATCGTCTGACGTTTTAAATCCAAGCTTTGCTAGGTTTTGCTGCAAGTATATTGTTAGCTGACGCCCCCACTGGCGCAAATCTGGGCCAATAGGGGGTAATACTGGAACCGGCATTACCTACGGCCCCCAGCCTTCATGTCAATTCGCATGTTGCCAACCCTAAAGTCAGACAAAATCGCTCCATCAACCCGCATACGAACCTGCCGACCAGTAAATCTTACTGAAGTTGGGTTTGCAGTTGTGAATGGCCCATGACTTGTCTCAGCGCCATTTGGATAAAGCCGTGTCTTAAACGTGACGTTGACATCTCCCTGCGTTTTTTCGTCAGGGATAAGCTCAGTAACACGCGCAACTTGATCCCCCGCGCCAATAGATATTGGCCCGCTTTCGGCAAAGATTGATGAGCTATCTACGTTAAGGCCCACTTCATGCTCATATATATCACTATCTGCGTTGTGACCTGCCATGAACGGATAACGAAAGACGCCGCGCTGAACGCCAGCCGTGCGAGACAGGTTGCCAATCAGCCAATGGCCCTCTTTGTAATCATATGCAACGTAGCGGTCTATTTCAGTAGAATTTTCAGAGCAATAGAACCACCACACCTCGCCATACTGGCCGTTGGCAAACGACCAAACCTTTGATTGCTGCGCTGGATTAAAGTCGCCGAACACATAGTCGAAGACATCGCAGGGTATTTCTTGAACGCTGTTACCGTCAAACCTAAAGAAACCACGCTGGCCCATCCAGAATACGCCCATATCAACGTCAGACGCAGCTTTGCGGGATATTGCCCCACATGATGTGCCAACGCGCTCAAAGCCATACACATAAGGCGGGCCAAGGTATCGCGCTGTGTGGGCTGATGTATCCGTCAAGATAAGCGTCTGGCCTCGCGTTCTAACTCCCTGCATAATTTGACCGCTATCGGCAAGCTCAATATCACCAGCCTCATTTGTAGCTGCTGGCGTCCATACTGTGTTGTTTTCACGATCACACCACGAAATCTTACGCGGGTTGTTGCCACTACCCAAGGCAAAAATAAAACGTTCTTCTGTTACAACTAAGCCAAGGTTGTTCGTAGGGGCATTTGCAATCGGCGCTGCCTTAACTGCTGGGTTTAACTGCCATTCCAGCAAGCGCCCGTCATCTCTGTTAGCCGCAACAAGATATTCGCCCCAATTATCTAAATTCCATTGGGTGGCTTCTTCTGGCACAGCGTTTGCATTTTGCTGGATCGGCGTCCCATAGAAGCCATCGCCATAGAAGCCGTAACCGTATCCCGTCTCAACTTCTGCATCCTCACGGCCTGTCGCTAAATCTGTCGGAGCAATATCATAAATAGTACCACCACCTGTCATGGCTTTTAGCTCATTATAAGAGCCACCAGCCGCATAGGCCGTGCCGGTGTTTGACTCCCATGTGTGCATCCCGCGCACAGGGTTTGTGCAGAACGATGCCTTGCGCTCCTGCCAGCCGCCTATAGGGCGTAAGCTGTTATCGCGCCATCTGACCAAGCTGCCATCGCGCCAGCGGCCAGACTGCTCTAGATCAGTTCCGTTTCGGTAAAATCCTGCGGGGATGTCGAGGGGTACGAGTGTCATATTTTCACGCTGGCTTACTTGGCCAATTAATGGCGCTTGGGAATCCAGATTGCTGCGGTACATTTAAAAGGTCTAATCTGTATTGCGACCATTCTAGCCTTTTATCCTCACTCAAATCTGCCCAGCGCAAGGGGTTAGACACAAGTGGGTCAACATCATTAGCCAAGATCAAATCGCGCTCCACTCTCGCATCGTGGGCCGCGATATTGTCTAACTCAGATTGGGTGGGCGCTACATACTCAGCATATTCTGATCCGATCAAAGCACGCAGATCGTCGTTGTTGATAGTCATATCCGCGTCATCTGGGTTTAGCGTGTAAGGTATCCAGCCATGATCTGGGTGAAGTAATTCCAGATCAAACATTGTGTTTTCAACGTTTAAAGACTGCGCGTTCCGAAACTCTGAAATAGTTTTGCTTGTCATTATGAAATTCTCACGAATAGATTTATGGAATAATTAGTAGACGTAACAGCCCTAGACACAACCATCCCCATGTTTCGCCACGTTCCGCTAACGGTGCTAGCCGCAGTTGTTTGTGTAGACCCGTGAATTGTGTAATAACCTATTCCCGAACCGGATATGGTTGAGCCAACCGCCAAGTTTGAGTTTCCGCTGCCGCTGTTATACTTACGAAGTAAATAAGCATATGTGCCAACCGCGCCAAAGCTTGTGCTTTGGGATGGTGGAATGCTTAACGTTACAGAGCCAATGCTGGTGACATGCCCGTAAGTATCAACAGAAATGTCTTGAATAACCGTCGTGCCGCTGTTATTTACGCTGCCTTGGCTTGATGTGTTTGAATGGCTAATAGTACGGCTGGAAGCTAGAGACCCGCCACCCGTTAAGCCGCCGCCAGCGGAAATGCTTGTTGACGTAGAAGCCTTGGCGTTTAACTGCGTTTGAATGTTGCTGGTCACACCGTCAGTGTAGTTTAGCTCTGTCGCTGTCGCCGTCACACCGTCCAGTTTGTTTAGTTCACTCGTAGAGGCTGTTAAGCCGTCCAGCTTGTTTAGCTCACTTGTAGAGGCTGTTAAACCGTCCAGCTTGTCAAACTCAGTTGTGGTTACGCCGGTTGCCCGCAAATCTTTTGCGTAATTTAAGTCAGCAGCATCTCCAGTAAAGCCGTCCAGCTTATTAATCTCCGCAGCATCAGCAGTAACAGCCGTGCCGCCGACCTTCCATGATCCAGCAGTTAAGTCTGGGGTGCTTGCGGTATCACCGTTCAGAACGTCCACAACGTCATCAAGCGCCGTGTTGATCGTGGTTCCCCACGTATTCTCACTGCCGCCGACTGTGGGTTTGTTTATGCTAATCGTCATTTAATCGCCTCGCGCTTTTTTGCACTATATATCATTTTGCCAGCAAACACTATGCTGCTTCCTGCTCTGTCCAAGCCGGTGCCGTAGACCCTTGCTCCGTCCATGTTTCCGCGCCAACCGCTTGCTCCGTCCACGTTTCTGGCCCTACCGGCTCGACTTGCCACTTAAACCGCGCTGGGCCAACAATCGGAGTGCCAGCCGTGATCTCTGCGCCCGAAAGCACATGGTTTACGGTGATCGCGCTGTTGGCGATAGTCGGAGCGCCAGCCGTGATTTCTGTCGGGATAAGCGCGTGAACGCTGGTAAGCGTTGGCTGAGCAATCGTTGGAGCGCCCGCAGCTATTCCATCTGCCGCCAAGACATTGTTTTGCGCCACGCTTGGAACGCCTACGACTGGGCTTCCCGTAACAATGTCTACCGGCGCAAACGAATAATCTTCTGCAAGTGTAGACGCCGCAACGGTTGGTGCGCCAGCCGTGATATTGTCGGCTGTAAGCGCAAAGTTTTCAATTGCAAGCCCACTGTC